ACAAAACTATCGCTATAGGCCAACAAGTGAGGCCTATTCATTTCGGATTTACAGCTTTAGCTGAATGGTGTGATCTTACAGGCTCTAAATTAAATGATTTATCTTCATTAGGTAAAAATTTATCCTTAACAGCTGCTATTCAGTTAGTTTATTGTGGCTTGAAGCATGGAGCTAGAGTTAATAATCAGGAAATAGATTTCACTTGGGAAAAGGTAGGAGATTGGATTGATGATGAAGGGATGGATGTATTTAATCAGGCTATGGAAATCTTTACTGAATCTTTAGCTAAGATAACTCCTGAAAAAAAAAAGAAGGGGAGGAAGTAGATGATACTCCTCCTCCTACTTTAGAAGAACTTATATCTTTAGCTACAGGATATTTAGAAATGCCTTTAGATGAATTTTGGAACTATACTCCAAGATTACTCCAATTAAAGCTGGAAGGGAGGAATAAATATGAGGAGGGATTACAGAGAGCTGAATGGGAGAGAATGAGATTTCAAACTACAGC